ACTTCTGACACCGAGGCAGCAATGTTGTTTGACAATTTATCGATGTATAGTGATTTGTCGGATTTCAATACTGTCAACTATAACAAATATGACTCTAATTCTGCTTCGCATAGTGGGACTAATGTAGACTTTAAGGCAACTCATGGAGGCTTTACAAATCTTCCTGTTAGCACTTTCGTCGAAATTACAACAGACGCAACTATTACGGTTAGAATTAATTTAGTTACTGCTGACCCTATCACAATAACAGCTGCTCAATCTCCTTACAAAATCACTTGGAGTGATTACGGTATGCTTATTAGTAATTTATATATTACTGGCACGGCTGGAGTTACTGTTTTTAATACATTCTCAACTAAAAAATAATTATGGAAAACAACGAACTTGACAAAGCAACGGAAAAACTTAGAGTCGCTCGATCACAAATGATTGATTTTCAGAATTTTGCTAAAGCCGAAGAAAAGCGAGCCAAAGAGTTAAAGGCTGAAAACGAAAAACTCGAAAAGTCTTTTTTAAAAAATATAGAAAGTTTAAAAAAAGAGATTGAAGAGCTTGAAGAAAAAAAAGCAAGCATTGACCTTAATCCTGTAGTTAAGACTGTTAACAAGATTGAATATAAAGAGAAGATTATTGAGGTACCTGTTGAGGTATCTGTTGACGATAAGAAAGTTAAAGAGAGAGAAATAAAATGCGATGCTCTTGAAGCTAAATTAAAAGAAGATGAGAAAAGTTTAACTTTACAAAAAGAAGAATTAGAGCAAGAAAAAAATGAGTGGCTTAGTAAGCTCAAGAATGTTAAAAAACAAGTTACAGATGAATTGAAGCAATTGATTGAATTAAAAGAAAAGAAAGCAAACATTGACCTTACTCCTAGAATTGAATATAAAGAGAAGATTGTCGAGATTTATAATAAAGAGTTAGACGCCGAAAATGAATTAAAAGCAAAAGAGCTGTCTAAACTAGAAAAACAATTAAAAGCTGAGAAGTTAGAATTAGAAAAAGAAAGAAAGAACGCAGATGAAAGAGCGTTGAGACAGAGAGATGAACGAAAAAGTTTAGATGATAAAAAAGCCGGCTTAGATTTTAAAGAGCAAGATTTGCAAGCTAGAGAATTAAAAGTTAGAGCGGCTAAGTTTAAATAATTAAAAAATTAATATGTCGGGTGGAGCCTCTAACCAAAATGTCGGCTTGTTGGATAGCGATGGCGATCCTATTAATAATTTAAATCCGCTACCAGTTGTTAGTGGAGGAACATTTACACGAAAACAATTAGGGCAATTGAGACCACCTAACACGACAGCAACTAGTATTTATAGCCCACCGGCTTCGACAACCACAATTATAACGAGCTTAGTGATTTGTAATACTACAGGATCATCTGTAAAAGCAAGAGTGTTTATTGACGATGACGGCACAACTTACGACCAAAGCACAGCGTTAATTTATGATCCTGACATAGCCGCCAACACTACGGTAGAATTTTCCATCTATTGGACAATGAACGATGATAACGGAAATCTAGCCGTTAGGACTGAAACAAATGACGCTTTGACTTTTACGGTCTTCGGCGTAGAAATAACACCATAAACAATGTCAATTCATCAATATCCGAACATTGCGGGGGCTGGTGGAGGTGTAACAGATCATGGAGCTTTAACCGGGCTTAGTGACGATGATCACTCGCAATATCATTTATTGCTTGGGCGTACTGGCGGGCAGGTTCTTTACGGTGGTGTTGATCCTTCTGACAGCATTACTTTTAGAACAACAAGCGATGTAACTAAGGGGGATTATATTTTTGACGAGATGACTACGGCCGGATTTTTAAAAAATACTGCTGGCGGAGTTGTTACCGGTGGTAATACTATTGATATTTCGGACGATACAAATTTAGCAGCAACTTCGCCTCTAAGTTTAACTGGGGACACTTTGAGCATTGATACAGATTTATCGCTTTACAACAATGCTACATCACAATTTTTATCTAGTGGCGACAATGTCTCTGAATTAGTCAATGATGCTGGATATATTACCGGATACACAGAAACGCAAACATTGCAAAATGTTACAGATTTAGGAGCGACCACGACAAACAACATTACTATCGACAACGGCGGTCTTTCTAATAATGATTTAAATTTAAACGGTTCTACTCATCATATTTTAAGGTCTACCGCTACCGATGAATTTCATTTGTTAGCTGGAGGGTCTCAAAGATTTGCACTTACAGCAAGCGGAGAAGTTGAAATAAATAATACTTATAAATTTCCTCTTATAGATGGTTCTAATGGGCAAGTTTTAAAAACTGACGGTGCCGGTTCTCTTACTTGGCAAAATGATAATGATACAAGCCAAAACTTATGGCTAAACATAAGCGATGGCGTCACCTCTATGGCCGCAACTTCGCCAACTGATACATTGTATTTTGTTGGTGGGAATAATATTAATGTTTCAAATTCTTATCCTGTTACATCTATAAGTTTTTTCCCTGCAGGCTCAACGACTCAAATACAATTCAATGATTCTGGCTCTTTGGGTGGTGACAATAATTTTGTATGGGATAAAACTAATAATAAATTAACAATATCCAATAATAACGCTTCTGCTGGTATAATAGACATATTCACGCCAACAGAAGACAGCGTGTGTATAGGTCAAGACGTTGGTAATTTAACAATGACAGGATTTAGGAATTTTATCGCTGGGTCCAGCGGTACAGGAAGCTCAATAACCTCTGCTCGTAATGGCGTAATGATTGGGGATCAAGTTTGTAAGAATACCACTTCAAGTGAGTCACCAATGGGCTTTGGTAATGCGGCTTTGCTTGCTCAAACTACAGGTGATTTCAATACTGCTTTTGGTGGTATTACTTGCGGATGGAAAATAACGAGCTCTAGTTATAATACTTTTTTCGGGGGGCGGGCTGCTTATAATCAGACTGCTGGTGATGGTGTAGTTGCAATTGGATATTATGCTCATTCTTCTGCTCTTGGAGGAAATGCCACTTCTTCTTATAATGTTTCTATAGGCTATCAATCCTCTAAACTAACAACAACAGGAGGGCAAAGAGTAAGTATTGGCTATGAATCTAATGGTAATGCCACTTCTGGCATTGGGCTAACTTCTATAGGGTACAACGCAGGTAGTGGGTTCAATACTGATAATTATTCAACTGTAGTCGGTGCTGGCTGTCAAACTACTGGTAGTTATAGTAACGTTATAGTTTTAGGGTATAGCGTTAATGCTACAGCAGCTAATCAATGTGTGATTGGCAATAGCAACGGTATAACTGATTTTTATTTGGGACGAGGTGTTACTAGCTTAACCAATGCCGCGGTCACAATTCAAAATACTGGAATTAGTGGTGGTAATGCTGCCGGTTATGATTTAAATATCGGCGGAGGGAAGAGTACCGGCACTGGAATTGGTGGTTCTGTTAATTTGAAAATTTCAAAGGCTGGCGTTAGTGGTTCTAGCCTAAATAGTCTCACTACAATTTTATCAGCTACAGGAAGGGGAAATATTGTTTTAGGCGAGCAAGCCGCTTTAGTAACAACGGCTACTGATGGATTTGTTTATATTCCTACTAGTGCAGGCGTGCCAACAGGTACCCCCACCTCATTTACAGGAAAGGTGGCTATGCAATATGATACTTCTAATAATAAACTTTATATTTATAATGGCTCTTGGAAGTCAGTTACTCTTACTTAATAATTAACCAAAAAAAATGGCTTTAACAATTCCCTTTATTGACCGCTTCGCTGATCCAAATAATAATGTTTTGGCTGATGCTTATTTCAGAATAGGACGACAAAACGTTGAACTGCCCGAAAAATTACAAATGTTTGATCCTGTTAATAAAATTGCTCAACTTGAATGTATCGTGTGGAAAAATATAGCCGCTAGGGATGGCAATAATCCGGCTAGTCCTTTGAAAGTTATAACTGTTCACATAGCTGACAATAATCTTGATTATGAATTTAATCAAATGAGCGATACAGATTGTATTGTTATGCTTAATTGGAGCAATGTATTTGGAAACTTTTCACCTAATAATTTTAACGATATTATGAATGAGGCTATAGCACACCTTTACACATACCTAAAAACACTAGACGACTTTGCTGGAATTGATTTGACGCAGGCTGTAGATGTTTGATTTTTTTTAGTGTATTATATAATCAAAGAGCCAAAGAGCTGTAAATAATCTAATTTATGTTATACGGCTCTATTGACAGAACACTATTAACGGCAGGACTTCACAACAACAGTAATATTACTGATGCTCTAGTTCATAATAAATTATTTTATGCTCAACAAGTAATTGACGGCATGATCTCAGATGTTTATCAATTGCCTTTACCTGTTTTCTGGGAAAACACAATTGTGTTTTCTGGCACTGGTTCTGGTTCAGGTACAATGACAATTACAATTGACGGACAAGATTATACTGTTGACATTGAAAATGCGATGACTGCCGATCGTGCTGCTGACTTATTAAGAGAATCCATTTTGTCTGTAAATGGAAATATTTATAGTGAGCCAACTTTGGATGATGAAACAGTTAGAATTGTTTCGAAGGTAACTAACGACAAAACAGATGTCGTGATAACTTCCACCGATCCGCAAACAGTCCAAGGAATCACCGCAACTGGTGGGACTCCTATGCCTACAGCTCACCCTATTCTTAGAGAAATATCTCAATTGATGGCAGCCGCTCAATTAATGCAAATTGCTTACGGTAAGGAGGCCGAGGGTACGGATAAAGACGGTTATAGAATGATGGAAGTTGCAATGGAAGAATTAAGGAAAATTCAAACTAAAGAAATTAAATTAATGGACGGTAACGGTTCAGAGTTTAACACCTCGAACGGTGGTCGTTTAAATTTCTATCCGAACAATTCTAGTTCTACAGGAGACGGAGACGAAGACGACACAACAAACAATTTTAAAGTTAACGAGCAATTTTAATGTCTAATGTTGAAGTTATAGGCGACAAATTGATTAAAGCTAAAATTGCAGCCTTTACAATGAGAGTTAAGAACGCAAAAAAGCCTTTGCAAGAATCCGGCGAATATGTAGTTAAAAACGTACTAAAGAATTTTCAATCAGAAGGATATTTTGGGCAAAACTGGAAGCCACTATCACCTTTTACCGCCTCTCAACGTGCTAGGCTTGGCTTTGGTGCTTATCATCCAATACTAGAAAGAACTGGAAAATTAAAAAAAGGATTTAAGATATTACAATTGAATAATTTTTCTGTCAAAATTGGTAACCAAGTATCTTATTACAGAAAACACCAACTCGGTGAGGGTGTTGATCAAAGAAAAATGCTAGGCGTTACCAATCCAATGATAAAAGATATTAAAGCAATTTTAAGAAAATATTTAGTAACTGACTTTATATAATATGGATGATTTAATAGCTGAATTGTTGTCGTTGTTTGAAGCACAATTTACAACTACATTTAAAGATTATAACTATGGTGACACTTTTGTATATGATAGAACGGAGTTACCGGCGTTGTTTGTGTACCCTATTAGTACCACTATAGAAAAATCGGGAACGGTTAGAGATGAAACAACTCACACTGTCGGCGTTAAATTAGTACTCAACCACAAGACATATTTAGAAATGGATGACACCAACGACATTCAGCACAATCAACAACAACTAGTTAAATGGGTCGAGGATACTAACGTCAATAAAGAAATTATTGACACTTCCATTATAGGTGTTGTTAGAAAAAATATAGATGTTTCTGGCTATACATTATACAATGATACAATAAATATAAATTATGAAGATCAAAATATTTCGCCTGATAATAAAACTTTACTAAAAAAAGTTGATATTGTATTGGTATATAAAAGACGAGGAATAAGAAACACTTAAATTTGTGTTTATTTAAAGATATTGTTATTATAATTACATCATAGCCAAAGAGCTGCGTTTTATTACGTGGCTCTTTTTTTAATAAATTATTATGGATTACGAAATTAAAAAAACTCTTGATGATAATGGAAACGTTGTGAAAGCTGAAATTGTCTACAAAGAGCCTAAAGAAGCTCCTAAACTTCCTAAAAAGAAGTCAAAACTATCATCTAACGACTTATAATGTCTAATTCTACGTCCTTTTCACGTCTTGGTTATCTAGCTTTAAAAAAAGAAACTACCGCAGGGGTGGCCGTGCAGCCTGATACTTATTTAGAACTTATTGACGAAAACGTACAAACAAAATATACAATTCAAGCTGTCGAGCCTATAGCCGGAAAACGTGACGCTAGACTCAGAAGCGTTAAAGATAAAATTGAGATTGGCGGTACTATTAACGTATGCGTTGACGCCAAAACAATTGGCTATTTACTACAAGCAGGGCTTGGCAATCCAACAACAACAACTGTAGAATCTGGGGTTGTTTATCAACATGTATTTACTCCGTCAAATACTTTGACAACTTTCACAATGGACGTAAAACTTGCTGGCTTTAATTATGTTTATAGATATGTAGGTGTTAGAGTGGCTAAGGTAACATTTAGTCAAACAGATAATAAAATAATGGCGGCTATTGAAGTTGTACCGCAAAAATCATTTACAACTACTAGGTTGACTGTCGCCGCTAGTTCTGGTACTACAATGAACTTAAAACAAACAACTGGATTAACTACTAGCGACACTATTATTGTTTTAGATAAAGACGACCACGAAACTGAAATAGCTGAATATACAATTAGCTCAATAACTAGCGAAACTGAAATGGAAGTATCTACAATTTCAGATACTCTTGATATTGACGATATAGTAGTTATTAAAAAAGGAACACCGACCTATGATCTAGGAGAAAATTTAATTTGGATTGGCGGTTCAAATTACACAGTCGGTGCGACCTATCCTAATCCAGTTGATAACGCTGTCACAGTAAACGCCGAAGATTACACGTTCGAGTTTGAAAACGTGCTTGATCCTAGATTCGCCGCTACTGGTTGCAATTTTGCAAACAGATTCGCAAGCACTATTAATTTAAAAGATTTTAGGGCTAGGGGTTCTTTCACTAATTACTTTGCCAATGTTTCACAATTTGACGATTTGGTTAATAATCAAGAAATAGGCACAAGAGTACATCATTGCGGTGCTACCCTTTCAACTGCTTCCGCTCAAGCTGCAACGTTAGATTTTGGGCCGGGTGGTGCTAATGGGGTTGTGACTGTTACTGCCGACACCGCTGGTCGTGCTGGTGAAGATTATAACGTAACAATAGTAATCAATGATACCGATGATCTGGCTGCTTCATTCAATCCAACAGGAAGTAAAAATATTTTAATTGAGCTAGCAAGTACAACAACAAATAAAAATACAGCCACTCTAGTCGCTGCTGCCGTTGACGCTCTATCTGGTGTTAGTGCTGCCGCAAGTGGTACTGGTGCAACTGAATTCGCTATTGCTGCCGTTGCTAAAGCTAATCTAGGCGACACAGTACATGGAATTGACGCCAACGCAAAGGAAAGCTTACGAGTAAGCTTCCCTAAGACCAAATATGACGTTTTTGGAACGAATCTGACCGCCGAAGATGTGATTAATCAAGATATAAAGTTTGAAGCTGAATATGATGAGGATGACGCTGAAACTGTTAGAGTTGTTTTGAGAAATGGGGTTACTAGTTATTAGTGCATAAAATTTCTTCTTTAAGGGAGGTGTCTACTATACAAAAGTAGCCATTTCCCTTTTTGTCTTTAATTTCTACGTTATAACTATATCCATCGTACATAATCCTGTCAGCTCTTTCATTTAGAGATATTTCGGGATTTTTTTGTAATAAATAATCTTTCGCTAGCGATTCAGCCTTTTCCTCTTCCCCTCCCTGTAATATTGCGGGCTGTTTAATGGGTTCTTTTACAATCTCTTGCTTAGAGCCGCAGGCAGTAAAAGCAAATATTATTAATAGCGTTGTAGACAGAATTAATAAAATTTTATTCATAATAAAATGGTTAAATTATAAATGATCGGCCAGATCATGCTATTATAGCAAATTTAACTATAGCTTGTCAATCTTTTTGGCGTCAAGTAAAATAGATGGTAATATATTTATAGTATTTCTTAATAATAATTTATGGCCTTATTTAATCAAGATACAAAAGAGCTAACTTATGGAGAAAATGATAAAATATTAGTTTTTACTAGTCTGTCTTGGGAAGATAATGAAAAAATTATCAATCTTTCAAAAGATTTAGCTAATAATAAAGAAAACGAATTAGAAATATTATTAATTTTAATTCATAAATTAATTAGTGATGGAGAAGAAGTAATGATTACAAAAGAAATATTAAAAAAATTAAGCATGCGACAAATTTCTGATATAATGAATTGTTACGCCGAAAGTCTTAATTTGAGTGAGGAAGATAAAAAAAAATTAAAAATGGAATTAGAGCAGCCAAAGGTAAAAGAGCTGACTTAAGTGCATATTTAGATTATAAGATGTCGGAAAAATTTGGCATTGACTGGAAACAAAGAGAATGCAAAAAAATGATTCTATTCATGGAAATTTTAAAAACTGAATTGACTGAAAATAGCCAAGAGAGCTAATTATTAATAATTACTTTATGGCTGACAATTTAGATATAGTTGTAAGTGTTGTAGACAAGGCGTCTGCTGCTGCTGCCAAAATAGGGGATAGCATTGGCGGGATAGCAAATAAGTCCGCTTTAGCTGGAGCGGCAATTTTAAGCGCTACTGGCTTAATGATGAAGTCTGTAGCAAAGACGGCTATAGAGTGGGAAAGTAGCTTTGCTGGTGTAAGGAAGACAATCGACGCAACGGAAGAACAATATAAAGCATTGGAAAAAGGGATTTTAAATTTAAGTAAAACTAATCCCATTGATCCTAATCAATTGGCTAAAATAGCAGAGTTGGGGGGGCAATTAGGCGTTGCTAAAGAAAATGTAATTGATTTTACTGATACTATTTCAAAAATAGCAATAACAACTAATTTAACAGAAGAATCTGCGGCTAGTTCTTTTGCTCGTATTGCTAATATAATGCAATTGACACAAGATCAATTTGACGAAATGGGTTCGGCGTTAGTTGATTTGGGTAATAACTCAGCAACTACAGAAGCCGAAATAACGGAATTTGCTAACAGAATTGCGGGGGCTGGCCATATAGCAGAAATGAGTGTGTCCGATGTTTTGGGTATTGCCACGGCTTTTAGTTCGGTCGGAATACAGGCCGAAGCTGGGGGGTCAGCTGTCCAAAAGACAATTTTACAAATGAATAATGCAGTTGCGGCAGGTGGTCAAGAAATGGCTGATTTTGCAGATGTTGCCGGTCTTTCAGCAACAGAGTTTAAGAAATTGTGGCAAACAGATGCCGCCAAAGGATTTCAATTATTTGTTGAAGGGTTGCAAAAACAAGGAGATAATGCCTCAATGACTTTGGGGAATTTAGTTGGTGAAGATGTTAGACTACAAAGAGCCTTTTTATCGTTAGCTAATGCCGGTGATTTGTTAGGAAATTCTATTGATTTGGCCAATAATGCCTTTAAAGATAATACAGCATTACAAATAGAGGCAGACAAAAGATTTGAAACTACAGAGTCAAAAATACAAGCTATGAGTAATTCTATTTTTTCTTTAAAAAATGCCTTATATGATAGCTTTGCAACTCCTGTTAGTGCTGTTATAGCCAAAGTAACCGAATTTATTGGAAAGCTAGCCGAGAATGAAACATTTGTGAAGCTCTTTATCCCTGTTTTATTAGGGTTGGGGGCGGCACTAGTTACAGTTAAAATTGCGATTGTGGCCGCAAATATGGCAACTAAGCTTTTTACTGGTGTTGTTTGGTTAGCCAATACAGCAACATACGCCTATATTTTAGCTAAAAACTTATTAACTGCTGCGTTTAGTAGTAATTTAATACAACTGGGGTTGTCTAAGGTTGCTTTGATTGCTCACAATGTTTGGACTGGAACGGTTACCGCTGCGACTTGGCTAGCCACTACTGCTACAAATGCCTTTGGTATTGCTTTAAAAATAGCGATGGGGCCGGTTGGTTGGATAATTTTAGGGCTAACCGCTTTAGTTGGTGCTATCGTTTTAGTGGTCAAAAATTGGGATTGGATTAAGGAAAAAACTTTAGCTATTTGGAACTCTATAAAAGAGTTTTTTGCTGGTGTATGGGAAGGGATAAAAGAAAAGGTAAGTGCTGGCATTGAAGCGGTAAAAAATGCTATTTTAAATCCTTTTGAGTTTATAAAGTCAACTATAATGGGCATTTGGGACTCTATTGTCGGCACTATAACCGGAGCTGTTGAAAAAATTAAAAATGCTATTAATTGGGTTCTTGATAAATTTAGAGGAGCAAAAAAAGAAACTTCTGATCCATTTGTAGGCCCTACATTGCCTAGTAGAGGGGCTTCCGGTGGTTGGGCTGGCGGTGGAATTATACCTAGTTACTTTGCCTCTGGTGGTGTTGCAAGAGGAACTGACACAGTGCCGGCAATGCTTACACCGGGAGAACTGATTTTAAATAAAGCACAACAAAAAAATCTTTCAAGCAATATGGGAGGCGTTACTATTAATATTTCTGGTAATTTTGTCGGCAATGAAGACGAGGCTATAAGGTTCGGCAATATTATCGCCAAACAGCTTGGCTTATCAACTGCTATAGTATGATTTCTATTTTTATCAATGGGGTTAATAGATCAACTGACGCAAGTGTTGAATTAGATTCACTCTCAATCAGCGAGAACTTCCAACGGCGAGCAACGTCTTGTAGTTTTTCAATGCTGAAAAATAAGCCTTCGGAATATCAAGAGGTTGTTATTTACGAACATGTTTTAATTTCTTCTTTGTCTAGTAATACCCTAGTAATAAAAGATAAAACTATTTCAGGTGATTCCATATGGTCAACTAATCTATTTAGGGTTGGTAATACTTTATATGCTGACATTGGCGGAGATAATGAAAAGATGGTTATTTCAGATATTAATCAATCAACTAATACAATCACGCTTGTTGATAATGTTGTAGGGACTTTTAACGAAGACGAACTAGTCGGCATTAAAATATTTGGCGGTGTTGTGACTACTGTATCAGATCAAAATTTAGTACAGTTGACTAATTTAATTTATAACGTACAATGCACAGATTACACAAAGTTATTTGATAAAGCTTTAATAAATGAGAGTTACGAAGACAGAACGTCGTTATATATTACCGTTGACGCAGTAAATAATTTCATTAATTTAAATGAGCTTATTGAAGACATGGAATATACTAATGTTACGGCTTTAAGGGCTGAATGGGTAGAGACTGGAGACGGTGACAATCCCCTACTTGAAACTATAGAAATAAGAGAAGGTAATACGTCGGCTGAATTTCCTTGGACTTATTCGGGAGGAATGGCGACTTTTACAGGTACACCCTCAAATATTAATATTGAGTATTTAACAGGTGCGGCAAGTGGGACACCTTTAGAGGGTATTTTGGCTTTTTGGTATAAGCAAGTAGACAATACGGCGGTTACTTCTATTGAGGTTCGTATTGGTTCAGATAGTTCTAATTATGTCAAGCAAACATTTACACCCGAGGCAGATAACGACTTTCATTATAAAAGAATTGATTTAGTTGACATGACAGTAGTCGGTACGCCTGATTGGACAGATATAACGCATTTAGAATTTATCATTACGGAAACGGCTGACAGTTCAATTTATATTGACGGTGTCCGTATTAATGAAACTGGTTCCTTTACATTTGACAATGTGAATGAGTCAAGCACGTTTGACAATTTCAATATGCGAAGACAAAGACCTAGTAAAGTAATGCAATTAATGGCTGATGTTAAGGGGTTCTTTTGGTATATAGACTATGACAAAGACATACATTTTTACGAACAAGCCACTAATCCAGCTCCTTTTGGCTTGAGTAATAATTCTGATAACTTTGACAAGCTAACAATTACCGTTGACTCTGATCAGTTAGTAAATCAGCAGGTAGTACATGGGGGGCTGGCGACCTCGGCGGCAACTTATGAACAAAACACTTTCGGAGATGGGCAGATGCGAGAATGGATATTAAAAAGTCAGTTTGTTAATTTAGAAGTTTTCGTAGATAACAACACAGTTACAGACCTAGCAGAAGCTGGCACAACAACAACAACAATAAACGCTACAGGCCATGGCTTGACAGTTGGCGACTATATTACAAATAGGACTGCAGGAAGTGAAGTTAGAGAAGTTCTAACCGTTCCCGATCCTGATTCTTTTACTGTCGCAGCGGTAACAGGTCAAACTAACGGCGACACTTTTTCTATTTTTTCTAGTAAATCTGTAGGGCTTGAAAATATAGCCGATGAGACAACCGTTGACTATGTTTCTGATTTTAATAATAGATCAGTAAGAGCAACTGACAGCGAAACAACTTTAACAACTGATGGTATTATTAAGTTTAAATATAACGAAAAATATAAAATATCTATTCAAAGAAAAGACAACGCTTCAATTACAAGAATGCAGACTTTAATTGGTGGGACTGGTATTTTTGACGGTGAGCCAATCACAAATCAATCAATCCTCACACAATCAGAGGCGGCGGATTTGGCAGATGCTCAACTTCGGAAATATTCCAATCCTATTGTAAATGCTAAATTTACGACAGATTGGCACGGATTGCATGCGGGCCAGTTGATTAGTATAATAGACACAGAAAGAGGCTTAAACGATACTTTTTTAATTCAAAGCCTTACAAAGACTATTAGAAACGGTGATTATTCTGTTTATACTGTAAATTGTGCAAGTACGTTGTTCGGAATAATAGAACTGTTTCAAAAGCTACTTGATAGAAACGAAAATGATAATTTTGACGAGGTAGTTATACAATTAGAAAACGCAGACGAAAATATTTATATTACAGAAGGCTTTAGTTATTCTCTAGGCAACGCAGCCGCAAAATGGGGGTCTGATCCCGACCAAGGTATATGGTCACAATTTCAATGGTCTTAATAAAATTATATGAAAAAAGGAATCAAAGAAAGACCGATGAAATGTCATGGACATTATAAATTTGTTTTAACGGATGTAAATACTGGACAAGAGGAAATATTTGAGTATGATAACCTTGTCCCTAGCGTTGCTTTAAATGCCCTTGCTCAACAAATGGCTGGATCAAATTCGGCAGAGGTGGAAGTCACTTATTTTGCTTTTGGTACTGGTAACAATACCCCTAGCCTTTCTGATACTACTTTACAGAGTGAAACTAATTCTACTCGTAAACTTATTCAAACTCGTTCAGCTAGTGGGTCTGTAACTACATTGACTACTTTTTTTAATACAGGAGAAGCCAACGGAACGTGGAAAGAGGCGGCAGTTTTTGGAGATGGGGCAGCATTAACGGCTAGCGGTACAATTGACAGCGGTATAATGTTTAGCCGTGTGCTTGTAAATATAACTAAAACAGTATCTAAAACACTAAGCGTTTTCTATACTTTTACCTTTAGTTAGTTTATAATAGTACTACTTAATATAATTATATGACGGTTGGAACTTCTACAAATGTATCGGCTGGCAATACAGCACTTGCGTCCGACTACAATACATTAAGAGACGACGCACTATTGACAACGTCCGCAAAAACTACAGCCTATACAGTTGTTGCTACGACCGATTATAATAAGATGCTAACTAATCAAGGGGCGGTAGCAGAAGTGGAATTTTCTTTGCCTACTTGTGAAGATGGATTAAGGCATACTTTTTTTGTCTTTGATCCTTTTAATGTGAAAATAACCGCTAGTGCAGGTGATAAAATATTAACTTCATTGGGCGAAACTGATGCAGCCGGTTCAATAGAAAGCTCTACTATTGCCGACAAAATAGAATTAGTTGGTGTTGACAATGAGTATTGGGTAGGTTGTGAATGCGGTAGTGGATGGGGTATATTTGTTGCTGGCCCTTATGGCTTCTTTGGTGGTGGGTCTTCCGATTCAAATGTTATTGATTACACAAACTTGACCACTACTACAGGAAATGCGACCGACAAGGGCGATCTAACTGTTGGGCGCAATGCTGTCGGTGGAACACGGGGGGCTACTTATGGCTTCTTTGCAGGCGGTACTGTTTCAGGGGCTAACCAAAATATTATTGATTATATAACTTTAGCCACCGGTACCGGCAACGCTACGGACAAAGGAGATTTAACCGTTGCTAGAGAAGGCGTGACTGGGACTAATGGTGCTACTTATGGCTTTTTTGGTGGGGGGTATGCTGGGAGTTACTCTAATGTAATAGACTATATTAATATAACAACAACGTCGGGCAATGCCACAGACAAAGGCGACCTTACCGTTGCTAGGTCATCTACCGGCAATTCTTCGGGAAGTACTTATGGTTATTACGGAGGAGGTGATACAGGGACTCAATCTAATGTAATAGACTATATTAATATAACAACAACGTCGGGCAATGCCACAGACAAAGGCGACCTTACCGTTGCTAGGTATTCTTTATCTGGTGTTAGTGGTGCTACTTATGGCTTTTTTGGTGGGGGGGTAGATACAGGTATTTTAAATACAATAGACTATATTAATATAACAACAACGTCGGGCAATGCCACAGACAAGGGCGATCTTACCGTTGCTAGGTGGGCGTTGGCTGGTGTTAGTGGTGCTACTTATGGCTTTTTTGGTGGGGGTAGTGGTAAAAATATAATTGATTACATAGACTCAACCACTACCACAGGAAATGCTACAGATAAGGGTGATCTAACTGTCACTAGGGGCTTTTTAGGAGGTGTTTAACAAATTTTATGCTAACAAAATACAACGAAATTAACGCAAAATTCCAAGAACTTAAGTCAGAGTTTATTGAAATGGGAAGGTTGAAAAGTGACTTTGATATTGAAAAGTTTACCGTTAAAAAGGAGGGCAATTTTATCGCTCACAATTATCATTTTTTAATGAGGCAATACTCGTTAGCAATGTATGAAGCTAAAAGAATGTATCTTGATAAAGAAGAAAAATTGAGAGAAATTGAAAAATTAAACAAAGAAAAAAAAGAAAATTATGACATTGAGATTATGCGGAGAGAAAATGAAATAGATTTACTTGATTTAAGCCTAAGAAACAAAACAGGGATGATGGACAAGTTCGAAGAATGTAGGATTAAATTGATTGAATTAAACGACGGCAAAATTACAGATGAGCAATTTCAAGCCGAAGAGCCGGAATATTGGAAATGGTATTTGTCTAAAAAAGCAATTGATCAAGGAAGAGAAAGAACTACCGGCATATCTCAAGGAGTTTGGGAAAATATACATTATTTAGAAGAGCCAGCACTACTTAATGAAGACTTCCAGGTAGACATGCTTGGGTCTAGTGGTAGACCTAATTTATTAGAAATGGAGCGCAATATACAATCAAGACTTAATAGAATAGATAGGGTTGAATTAATAGAAGAAGTTAGTAAAAAATCACACTTTTAATTTTAATAATGAATGATTTACATGCTCTTGTTTTACAAAACACAAAAGAGATTGCTGTTTTAAAAGAAATGAGAACAGAAGATAGAGAAAGACATCACAGTGCCCTCAATGGAATCCAAATGAGAATGGAATTATTACAAGATCAATCTGAAAAAGACCACCAAATGTTTATAGATTATATTAAAAACTTTAATGATTTTAAAATAGATATTCACAAATCAATCAATAGCTTTTTAGATCAAGTAAGTAATAACATGAAAAAAACTATGTCTAAAAACTGGATTGATACAGCCTCAAAAATTTGTTTTATAATTTTCGTAATAATAATGTTCTTTTCTACTATTTCACCATTTTTCAAATAATATGCTTTTATTCTTTTATATTATAAATCTCGTTGTTGGCGTACTGGGTGCTATTTTCTTTTTTAAGTCTAGGCCTAGCAAACACGAGATGCTTAGGAGAAATATGCTGTCTATTTTCTTTTCTATGTCTTGGCGTTCTTTAATATGTGTCACCGTGGAGCTTGTAGGTATTAATTTGCATTATAACAATTTAATAATTATTATTGCACAGACACCTTTTATGATATCAATGCTAGCTTTTGTATATTATATTTATAAGAACGGACACCGTCATTATTAAACAATACTTATGGACATGAACATAATTTTTGAAAAGGCTTTAGAGTATGGCGTTCTTGGCGTTATCTCGTTAAGTTTCGCTTGGTATATTCTAAGAAAAGATAAAGATATTAAGGAAATGGCGGATAATTTTATATCATCACAAAAAGAAATTAATAATAAATTTATAGAGTCTTACAATGAAAACACAAAAGTACTAGTAGAGCTTAGTACAATAATAAAAACTAACTCAAAAAAATAGCCTCCGAAGAGGCTATCATTACATTAATTCTTTTTTGTTTTTCTCAAGGAAATCTATTAACTTGTCCAATCCCTTTTTTTTTACTGCTAATCTACACAGCATTCCGGGACTACACAATTCAAATTCATCTATACTTTTGTACACTTGTCCATTAATTTCCTCTTCTTTGTCTTTCCACTCATTATAGGCCTCTATTATTTTATATTGTTCTTCTTTTACAAATTTAATTAGTTTATTATAATCGATTTGCATGATATTATATTAATGAAATAAATAAATTTAATTTACATAGGCAGAGAGTTAAAAGATAAACTTATTATACCAAATTATTATTAAAAAATTATTATGTCTAATTTAAAATCTAAATTATTTAATTTTATAGGAGAAAAACATTATACTGCTTTAAGATCAATTTTTAATGCTGGCGTCTACATGGCAACCTCTTTTTTTCTTACCGAGTCAATTATATATTTAAAGAATTTACAATTAGATGATACACAAGCCACAACAACGATGCTATTTGTTAATTTGGCTTTAGTGATATTAAGAAAATTACAAGTTTTGTATTTACCAGCAAATAAAATTGAGGACGATAACGAGTGAATTACTGGGCGAATTACAGATGAATTACTAATGAATTACTGCTGAAAAACTGCTGTATTCAGCCTTTTCTTGAAAGTAGCTCAAGAAATAAGAGCGGGGTAGTTGTCTTTTAATCTTGTAGTTAGATACGTTTTATCATTTATGGATAAAACGTTTCTGTTTTTATTAGCTTTGTCTTTAGTTAGAACTAAACATTTATTTTGTAACCATTTTGAAATATCATTTATTTTGTGTCTTGATATTCCGAAACGCTCCATCATTGCATCTATATTCCATCCGCCTGTTTCAAGCAATGCCTCTACTATTTCGTCATAATGCGGAAGATCATCTTTTTGTGCAAATTGATTCTCCCCTGTTAATTCCTCGTGTACTTCGTGTTGCATAATATGATCATATAAATCGCACGCTTTTTCATCTAGCCACAAGGTAAAGTTTGAATCTACTCTCAATAGTTTTAAAATGCATTCTAAGAGAGTTATAAGAAGGAAGAGGGCAACTTCCCCACTTGCCACTAAAGTACCTGTTAGAAAGAAGAATAACACCTTAATAGTTTTCATTTTGTTTTTGTTAGAGAATTAAGAAAAAAGCATTTTACCTAAAGCAAAATACAAGTCGCTCTTTTTACTCAAAGTCTTTTCTAAATCAAAAGACTCACGGTAAAGACCGAGCTTATAAAATTGATCAACTCTTTTTGTGAGGGAATCAATGTCCTTGACTATCCTATCAAGAAGGCTGTTTGTTTCGTTCATTTTGTTTTTGTTATTGGATTTCTTTCTATTATATCACAAATAAAAAGAAACGTCAAATAACACTATTCAAAATAAACACTTTTCAAGTTGTTCTCGTCTATTATCTGTTGAATATAAGGCAATATCTGGTCTTTCATTTTTCTGTCTATTCCAATGTCGGCAATTATCCTAGCCATGTTTTCGGTTAACGTTCCATCATATTTGTTAAATATAGGGTTCTTAACCTCATTTTTTAAATCCATGTAATTATATTTAAATTGTTCTTTGTTCTGATCATAATTATAAAGCATTTGTAAAAACTCTTCTTTAGTTGGTGCATTCTTGTAATTCTGATTATTGCAAATTTTTAATTGCTCCGCCCATTCTTTCGCTTCCTTAAAAACGTCTTTTACAAAAGATATTGACTCGGGGTTGATTCTTCCGCTAACTTTATTCATTACTGCCCTATTACCGTCTTGATATGGTATTAGCTCAGTGTGCAAATGTGGAGAGTTTGAAAATCCAGTATTGCCAGTTAGTGCGATTTTAGCCCCCTTTTTTACAAAGCCATCTTTAACCAAAAATTCGCTTAAATGCCCTATCCTCACTTTGCATTCATGCCATACCCTATCACCGTCAGTTATAGAAATGTTTTTAGCCCAAAGAGTTAAATTTTTCCCATAGTCTCTATTGCCCAAATCAGAGCTTTTGACTTCGCAATCAAAGGGAGCATATAAAGGGGTTCCAACTGCCGCCCTAGTATCAACACCGCCGTGCATTACAGCATACGCCCAATTCCCATTAGGTAAACGAAAATTGCCACCATATTTTTGAGTTACGCCAACTTTATCCTCCTTATAAAGAAGTTGTAAAAGTTCAGCTTGAGAATGATAAATGATGGCCATTATTTTTGGTAAAATAATTGTTTCCCTTGTACTTGTTCAGTCTTTAGAATATCATCTTTAACAAGCGATTGCAAAGCAGACAATAGAGTGTTTTTACTATAAACTGATGCCACTTTTTTAATTTCATGTACTGAAAACTTTTTACTTAAAGTTTTATCTTTAATTGCTAATTGAACACGTTTTTTGATTAAATCGTCTAAATTAACATTTACTTTTTGCATTCCTTCTATTGCTTTTATTGTCCAAATAGGAGTATTAGAAATTTCCTTGTGTTTTTTAGCAAGGCCAATCATTAAATAAAGTATTAAGAAAAGAGAAACGAATACAAACAAAATCATTGTGATTTGTTAAGAATATAAATATTACCCACACAAGAGGTGTTTAAATTTCTTGTTGGCTTGAATATGTCGAGTCTATTTGTAAATCTTCTGTTCATAGTATCAACTACCGTCCCCATAATATTGCATTGAGGCTCTTCTGATACTATCTCAACAGTATCACCCCAATTTAAAGAACAATTAGTTTGACAATATCCAGCTCGAGCGTTACGACTATAAATTAAATCTCTTGATACTGCTATCGGGTTAAGTCCATCACTATACATTTGGCAAACGTTTTTGCCTATTGCGCCAATACATGGACTGCCGTCAGTTTGCCCCACCTCTGGGTTGTATGTGGTTATTTTAACGTTAAAAACATCAGCCTGTCGAACAACTTCGGTGTTCAATTCTTCGTTATTTTGTACAACTTCATTGTTCAACTCTTGAGTACTAAACTTGTTCATATATTCTTTAAATTCAGTATACAAGCTAATTATTTGATCTATTGGTGAAAAGGCTTTTGTGATTTTGATTGATATAAAAAGCCACGCGGTAGCTAACAAGAAGCCCAATATTATTGACAATGAAACTTTTATTTTTTCAGTCATTTTGATTTGTTAAAATGGTAAATCTTCAATTGTAACATCGTTAATAATTACTTCATTTTTTAAGTTTTGTAATTCTTGTTTTAGTTCTTCGTTTCTTTCTCTTATCCACAAAATAGAAATTGTGCCCTTCTTTTGATTTTGCTTATGTTCTTCTTCTAGGTATTCCCACCTTTTAGGAAATTTTTCCGTGTACCAATGACCAGCCTCCACAGGGTGCTTGTGCCACCAATGCTTATGACAATGATAGCAAAGCACTTTTATATTAATTGAGTCACACCTCAACCGCCCATCTCTTGAAACTGGTATCACGTGCGAGCCGTGACAATTCGTCCCACTTACTAATTTGCCACACTTTTGACAAATGTTTTTGTCTCTAAGTTTGGCAATTTTCTTTGCCATATCTTCGTTTTCTTTGTTAAGTTTTGACCTTTCAGTTTTTGCCATTTTTATTTATTACGAAAACAGACTAAAGATTTTAATTGAAATGGTCAAAAGTTTATTGTTTATTTAATATAAATTTATTGAAAGTTTATTATAAACACAAATATTTTATAATTTCACACAAGTATATTGTTTTTGTCTACTTAAATAACTTGAACAAGCTAATTATGAAATGCTATAGTTGCCAAACAAAAATAAAAACAAAAAAGCAAGCCAATTATTTGTCTTGTGAATTTGTGCGTTTTTGTTAATCGAAGCTTGACTAGCAAGAACGCCCAATTATTGTTTGAAGGGATTATAGGAGTTGATCGTTTTCTCTTGTAATCCTTCCAGATAATAACTGGCTCTAAGACATCCGACGGAGGGGTAAGCGAATCGTAGTAGCCGCCTCAAACTGGATGGGTAAACAGTCAAAGTTTACAAACTTAAATATTACGAACTTCAAAGGTGGCTCTATAACTCAAAGGGGAAGGCCATAAAACTATATATAGGAAGCTGCTCTTTTACAATCAGGAGGATAGAATAAAAACAAAAAACTATAATAAATTATCTTGTTTATCATGTGTTATTTAAGGTAATCAAAAAAACTTCTTTCTTTAGTTGTAGTATTAAGAAACTTAAGCTACTTCTGTAGGTGGATATAATCTAAAGAGGAAGTTATTATAAATAAGTTTATTTATTAATTCTTAACTATGAATCAAAGAAAACTTAATGATATTAAATCTCTTCAAAGAGAAGTTGTAATTAATATAAATAAAATTAATCAGATTATTAGAGAGTTAGAAGAAGAACAGAAGCAGCCTGATTTGAGAATTAGAGAAGTTTATAAAAAGACTAAGTGGATTTGTGACAATTGTAATGAAAGAAATCTAATGAATGTTAAAACTTGCCCTTGTCGTTTATCAATTTATGAAACATCATGAGATCGCAATATATAGAGAAAAATAGCGGTCACAAAGATTCTTTTCAAGTTGGACTAGAATATCAAGACTTTGTGTTTGAGCAATTAGCTCGTCAACTTGGCATGGTGTTTACACCTTACACATCTTACTCTTACCAGAAAGACAAAGGCGAAAGTTTACAGGGTGTAGAAATAAAACTAGATGCAAGAATGGTTGAAACTAAGCAACTATCAATTGAGGTAGCTGAAAAAAGCAAAGAGGGAAATTATGAGTTTATCCCTAGTGGTATTTATTGCGAAGATAATACATGGCTATATGTACAAGGCAACTATGATGTAATTTTTATTTTTTGTAAAAAGTATCTTAGAAGATTGCATCAGTCAGGTAAATATCAAGAGCATGAATTACCAACTATAAAAAAATTCTATCTTCCAATAGATCATGCCTTTAAGATATGTACTAAAGTAATTAAGCCCCTCAAATTAAGTTAAATCAATTATATTGTTTCTGCCCTCCAAGTATTTATGATTTACTTTTATTTCTTCGGGTTGTGTTTCAGCTATCTCTATAAGTTTTTCTTTGTCCCAACTTAACATTAATTTAAAAAGACCAAGACTGACACCACCATGTTTTTTGGCGATACTAGTTACAAGGTCTTTTTTTGTCATTTCTTCATATATCATATATTTAATATTATATCTACTACCATACATAATAGAGTTATACCAATAAAGACATAAAGCATTATTTTATCTTTTAGATTAATCTTATCTTTATAAATAAGAAATCCAAATATTAACCAGAAGATTATAGTCATAATTATTCGTTATAAAATTCATCGTCGATCTGTTGATCATTGAAATCAATTGAATGTTCGTTTTGTACTTTCATAAGTATTTATTAAAAAATTTATAAGTTTTATCTAAGGGCGGAAACAGTTTATCAATCTTTTTTTGATTCTCTTTCTTAAGTTTTAATTTTTCTTCTTTTCGGCTTAGTTTTTTAGTGGTTGTTTTCATTTAGATTTATTAGATGATTTTTTTTGCTCTGCGACTATTCGCTTTGCAGTTTCTAAAAGCCTATCAAGATATTGTGAATCGTTTTTAGTCATGATTAATTGTTAATGACAAATACATATTATCACAGATTGAAACAAAAAGCAAGAGAAAGTCAAGAAATTTGTAACAAAAGATTTGACTTTTATATTTTCTTTGCTACAATTGACTCGTAAATAACAAGTAAAACATGAATTACGACTTAATGGAAATGATATGTGATTTCTATTCCAACAAGACCGACAAAAGACTATTTAATTATATAGTCAAAAACACAGACGAAAACGTAGACACAAACAAAATAAGGGAGGCTATTAAGGACATGAAGCGTCTTGTGATAGCCAAAAGCATTAATAACTAACAATTTACAATGACTAAAGAAAACACAATATACAAAAAGCTTTTTGAGATACAGGGGCTAGCAATCAAAAAGGGTTCGGACAATCCATTTTTTAAATCAAAGTATAGTAGCCTTGACGATATAATGGAAAAGTTGCTACCAATCCTTAAAGAAAACAATTTAGTTTTAACTCACTATACCAAAGATGGTGCTGTTTGTACTGAATTGGTTGACGTTGAGAGTGGCGAAAAAATAACAAGTTGTATAAGTTTAGGAGAGGGAACGCCACAACAAAAAGGAGGTGAAATAACTTACTATAAAAGATATAACACTGGTCAAATCTTTAACATTACAACAGAGGAAGACGATGACGCCAATAGGGCGTCTTCAATAGATGTCAAGATTGCAAATGTTGATAGCGTAGAAAAAACAAACTGCCAGAGGTGCAAAAAAGTTTTATCTAATCCAAAACATGGCACTAAAAAAAACGGAGAGCCTTATACAATGTTTACTTGTGATGTTTGCACTCAAGAATATGGCGGCAAGAAAACGCCTTTAGCTACATTCGTCTAATAATTTATAATGAAGTTACCAGTAATATTTGAGAACTTTTCACCTAGAGCCGATAAATCTGTTAGTTTAAGATTTGGCTCCATGTTAGAAGTACCCGATACATTTTACACAGAGCTAGCAAGTGAGAGAGGGTTGCAAGGATGGATTAATTTTTCACCCGAAAAAAACGTACCTGTACCGACTGAAAGATTGCCAGAAACAGGAAAAATGACAAACTCCCAACGGTTAAGATGGAAGATTAAAAAACTACATATTCAAAGAGGGGGTAGCGAAGAAAGCTGGGAAACTTTTTATACTAAGGCGATGAAAGAGTTTGAAAAACAAATAGATTCTAAACTTGATATTTAACTAAAACAATTATGATTAATCCTTTCCCCTACAAGCCAAATGACCTCGCTAGTTCGCTTGATATAGCATTAACCTATCAACTAGTAAGTAAAAACAACGGAGAAGAGCTATGGGCAGCAAGAAAAGAGGGAATGTATGTATTTGCTAGAGAATCTAAAGAGCAATGCGATATGGGATTCAACAGACTAAAAATCATTTCATTTTTCCAAGTAGTTAAGGGGGAGATGAATAACGGTAATATTTTTTTATAATTAACTAAACTTTATTATGTCCGCCATTCACCCTATAGCTGCTCAAGCCATAGAATATCTAGAAGAAAGATTAGATAGCCAAGATGAGAAGATTAACAAGATAATAGAACTCCTCAAAAATAACCACCAATTAATTGATATTAAATAATTAACTAAACTTTTATGAAAAAAATACTAGTTACAACTTTCCTTTTATTAGCCATTACAACAGTACAAGTGGAAAAATGCGAGACCGCTAAGGTTCAAACGGTTAAAGGTATTGTTCAATGGGATACTTATGATTGTGAATGATTAATAAAACACTTAATCAAACTTGTCAAGTTAAATAATACCAAAAGCTTGCAATTTGATACCAAAAGATATATAATAAGATTGTTCAATTAAATAACAACTTTTTATGACTTTCACAAAAAAACAATTCAAGGGCGGATA